CCGCAGGGTGATTGTATGCTTAAAGGTTAAGCATAGTTTCATACCTGTCAAGCACTGTTAACCTACTTGGAAGTAAGTTAACAGGTGGTAACTCGAAATTATCGAGTCCACCAGGGACCCCAGAGAGTAACCGAGGATCAACGTTTTCGTTGAACCAAGGTAAACATTTCTGGAGGACCAGACGGACCTTCTCGTCGAAGGTCATCATTTTTGATTCGACTACAGGCAATAAAACCTGTGGAACGGACAAAAATGACTTTCTGGAGTAGCTAGAACGGGAATAAAAATTCCTATTGGCTATCTCCCTCTGATCCACTAAGGAGTCCAAGACTTTCTTCTGGTAAAACCCGAAGGTTTTATCGGTAAGCTCCATCATGCTAACGAGGTTGGACCCTCTATAAGACATGTTGAGGCCTAACGGAAGACAGCAGTTTTTGACAGCGTCAAATACCGCTTTCTGCCGACGAGAAAGAAGGAGTCTTGAACGGTGTCCGAGAAGTTTGCAAATGTCAATAAAATTGTCATTGCTAACTTCACGCCACTTAAGTTGGGGCGTGATTGACTCACGGGTAATAACTTTACCCGCAAACTCACAAATCTGATTCGAGCAAATGCTTTTATCAGGTGAGTAAGGACATCCCATCATCTGGAGGTACTTAATGTATTTTTGGTGTAGTAAATCGTCCAAGATCACTACATCATCACCCAAGATGAAGAATTTATCCTCATGCTTGGAGCCATTAAGATACCACAGGAGCAGACCGTGTGTTGCAGCAAAAACTGCAAAACTAGGGAATAAACCCAAAGGTTGTCCCCTATTCCATGAGATAGCACCAATTGGTGATATCCACATGGCACGTGATAAGACCTCCATTAGGCCTATATCCGGAATGTTCCCGAAAAGGGATATCATAGTCCTAGACTGAACTTCTAAAGGGAAGTAGTCTGTGGCCGATGATAAATCCACGGAATGAACCGTGTCACCCTTTGCCAGGTGGTCCTGAAGAGTCGAGACAGGTCTAGATTGGTCATGGGTACAATCCCATGGCAGGTGGTTAATTAGTCTGTATACTGCTAATCCAAAATGCCGAAGGGCAAGTTGGTAAGCGAGGTAAGGAGAGGCTACACTTCGTAGCTTTCCTCCAGCCTCCTGTATAAAGGCTATCTTCCCACCGATAACATTACATGGGTCGCCAACTCTTTTCTCACCCATTCCAAAAGGGAGAGAAATTGGAGATACCTTTATTCCTTCAAACACAGGGTCAAATAGACACTGGAATTGAGAGACAAGGCACCTTCCCCATGAATGTTCTACAATGGCCTCTGCATCCTCAAGAACAAATTGATCCTGAGGGACAGAACGTAAACCCAAGGAGGGCTTGCGCTTTGATGGTGAGCCACGGTAGAGGAGTAGGGAAACATCACTACTCCTATCCACATCTAGATTACCGAAGTGGTGGTTGATCATTTTATACATATGATCAAGTGAATTCCCCAAATGGGGAGGCTGACAACGCAACGCAGTTGAGAACTTCTCAATCTGGGATTTCGTTGGAACACTATGATAAAACATAGTGTAAGCCATGAAAGCCTGAGTAACCTTCGAAAAGTTACGATCAGACTTCTGGGCCCATCGGAATAAACTACCGATGGTTCCAGCCCACTGTCCCTTACGATTCTTTCGAATCCAGGACAGCGGTTCAAGACTAGCCTTCACTCGGAATAGGTCAACTTTAAGAGCTTTTAACCTCTTAATCGCCCATTCCACACCACTACAACGGACCCACTTCATTATCAAAAGTGATAAATCATTTTGATAAGCTATGGGTATGTCAATCACCCACAATCGGTCTCTAAGTCCCCGTTCCACTGCATCTAAATGCATGTAGCTGGTCCTTCCTTTAAAGGATTACTATAAGTGGTACAAGGGCGACGAGCCCATGTGAGTCGGATACCTATCCACAATCCCTTTCCGGATGATACAATTTCCTTCTGATTTGGAAATGCTCTTGACGAGCCATCCCTTGAATCGTAGTCAGCACAATCTGTGGAGGAACTATGATGTTGCGAAGCTCTTCTATCTCGGACTCAGAAAAGAGTACAAAGAGAGAAGGATCAGTACTAGAAATAACATCGTGGACAGAAGTCTCGGGGATATTCTCCTTGCGTCCTTCTTGCCATACATGTAATCTGGTAACTCGATCTTTTCTCTCCTGGACCTCCTCTGCGTCCATATGATAGAAATAAGCGTTCTCACCAACAATAGTTTGCCACTTTTGGCGCTGCCTAGCGGTTCGTCGGATTCTTCGTTCATGAGATTTCTTCCTCATAAGACATTGGATTCCTCGGTTAGGGAAGTGG